GGCGCTGTCCGAAGAAATCACGGCTTATCAGGTCGAGAAAGTCACCCCCGGCAGTAGCAAGACGCGATTGCGATCGAACGTAGACAAGAAGGGAGAAAATAGAAGACCAGCCGACAGCCAAGCCACTTAGAACCGCGTCTAGTATGGGCGTGGTATCGCCGAACCAGCGGCTGGGAAGAAGCGCTTTGATGCGGATGGTAAAGTCGGCCGTGTCGCCGGTCATGTTAGCTCACCGTCACTGTGCCGGGCTTTATGATGCCGGAGGCCGGCGGAACGAGGTCGCTCGCGGCGCCGTTGATGGTGACGGCGCTGACGTTCGTGATCTGGCTACTCGCCCCATAGGCGATCGCCGCTAGCCGGGAGAGCGGTAACGTCCCGCCGATCGGTAAGGAGGCGACATAGGAAGTAACGGCAGCTACGACAGCCGCCTGCGCGGTCGCAAGGCTTGTTTGTGGTGCCATGATTGTGAGAGCGACGTTGGCGATCTGCAGTGCCGGCGGTTGGACAGCGAACTGGGTTCCGACGGGACGGATGTTTTCGAGCGCGGCGGAGACGGCGGACAGAGTCGTTGCAGGTGGAGAGCCGGAGCCATCGTCGACGGTGACCGTGAAGAAGCCGGGGCGGCTAGCTCCTGCTGGGTCGAGGTTCTCGGATAGAATATACGTCAGACCTTGCTGCAGCGACTGTATCGTGAAGGCGATTGCCGCTGGTGTCGCCCGCGAGCGACTGTCGATGAAGTTTGCGAAGCGTGCACGAAGAGCATCGTCGGACTCGGCGTTGATCCCACCAGCCGTCGCGATCGTATTCGTGACGGTATCGATCCCCGGCATCGCGCTCGCAAGTAGTGAGATGGCTCCTGCGCTCACATTGGCAGAGGGGCCAGCGACGATTGCCTGGACCGGAACGGATACGCTGCTGGACGGTGCCGGAACATTGTAGCACGTGTTCACCGGGTCGAAAGCGGGGTTCGTTGGGTCAGCGGTCACAGCGAAGGTGATGGTCGCGTCGCCCGTTTTGACCTGTGCGCCGACGGGGATGACGGCCGCAAAGCCTGGGGTGATACGCGCAAACGTCACAGTGCCTGTGGAGCACTGACCCGGCAGGCGGGTGACACCGAAATCGGCAACCCAGGTGTCAAGGTCCGGCCCCGTGGAGGTTGCCGCACGCGTCGCGGAGAGGACCTGGACCGCTATCCATTGTAGCCAGAGCGCCGCGGAGGCATTCGCTTCGAGGATTGCGCGGAGGACGCTGCCAACGGTCAGATCCAGTAAAGCCTGCGCGCCGCTTTGGACGCTGGCGGCCATGTTTTGGACGAGAGTGGTGAAATTCTGGAGGGGCAACTGCATTGGATACCACCTGGATGGGGGTGGGCTTCAAGAGGTGAAGCTTATGATGCCGGTCTGTCCGGTGGCAGCGTCCGCGTAGCGGATCTGGACGTAGAGATTGCCACTCGGGTCGGGGGTGAGGTCGATTGTGGGAGCGGGTGATCGAGCTATTGCCGGCTCTTTGGAGAGCTGTCCCCGAATCGCCGCTTCAATGGCGAGCGCGGCGCCCGGCTGGCCGACATAGGTTGAGAGGCTGGCACCGTAGTCGAGCTGCCAAATGTATTCGCCTTGCGACGTTAGCAGGCGGCGGAGCACTCGTTGTTCGGTGAGGGATGGAACGTCGGTGGTAGCGAGGTCACCTGAGGGCGATAGGACGAGGTCGTTACCCCATAGGTGATTGAGGTCCGGCATGGAGAACTCCGGTAGGTAAGACTGCGTGCATAGCCCGACTTGATCAGTCTGGTAGGCTCGTTGTGACTGTCGATGGATGGTGAACGTGGCCGTTGTAGTGCATCCGCAGCGAGCTCATGGGACCGTGCTGGTCGTAGACGTCACCGGCGACGTGGAGATCACCCTTGATCTGAATGGTTCCATCGTTCTGCAATTTCAGGAAACTGCCTGATTGATGCACCAGCCAGAATTCACCGGGCGGTGCAGCAGGGGGCGTCGTCTGGGTGGACCAACTCGCGGCGATGATGAGGCCTTGCTCTGCATCTCCCTCTTGCGGCAGGACGAGCACTTGATCACCCGGTGACGGGGGGCATACCAAACCCCAGCCGTTGCCAACCCACGGCGTGAGCAGCGGCAGCCAACCGGTCAGAACGCCTTCTGGCTGAAGTGTGACGCGGGCACTCGCAGCCGTTGGATTAACAGAGGTCACGGTCGCGAAGCGCGGGGCTCCGACGGCCTGGTCTTGATTGGCGCCATGCGCCTTCAGCGCATTGAGCAGGCTGTCCAAGGGGCCTCCTAAGTCGTCGTGTTGCCGGGGAGAAGGTTTTTTAGCCGCAACCGCTCGGTAAAACCGTGATCGACGCTGAAATGGCGGTCCAACTCGGCGACGTAATAGGTCTGATCAAAATCGGTACCCGTACCGGTCAGCACGATTTGAGACCGGGGATTGAGGGCTATTTCACCCGGGAGCTCCGCGCTGACGATGCGTTCATGAGCGGAGAGGTCGGCAAGAATACGGTCTGCGAGTGTCTGTGCATCGTTCGGCGTCAGGTTGGGCCGCACCACGACGATATGCTGTGGTGTGCCGCCGCGACGTCCCTGACCGGTCGTGCGCGCCGTCTGACTGAAAGACGACTGTTGGCGACTGTTCCAAGATTTCACCGTGACCTCGATATCCCGGGCGAGGGTAAGCGAGTGCTCCAGATCGAGGGTGATACAGTCATTCGGGGTCAGCATCAGGGCCGGAGCCGCGCTGGGCAACGGGGCGAATGTCAGGGTCTGTCCCGACACGAAAACCTCGAAACCCTCACGAGCGGCCAGGAAGGTCAGCAGGTCCCACTCGGTCGTGGACCGGCAGTATTGTCCCAGAGTGAGGCGATCATGCTCCGTTTCGTAATAGCGGCCGGCCAGTGTCGATGTCGCAGTCACGTTCGGTGTCAGGTTGTTGCGGCCGGCCAACGTGGTTGCGATTTCGCTCGCTGTTTGGTTGCTGAACGTTTCCTGCGTCCGGGCATCGAGGAGGCGAGCGGTGAGATCACGACCGTCGATCTCGACGGTCCGGTTCAGCACATCCATGCGGACGGTGTCCGCCTCACCCTGAAGAAGGCTGGTGGGAGAACCGTCAAGGCCGACCTGGATATCGAGCACGGCACCGGGCTGAAGGAGAGTGGCAGCTGTGCTGGCGTCAAGAGCGAGGCGGAGGCGGAAGCGAGCGGCTGCAAAATGCGCGTTGTCGAAGATATCGGCATCTATGACATTGGGCAGTGGCGTTCCGGCGGCCAAGACGGTGAGGGTGGGTGTGCGAAGACTACTGCTGGACAATGCCGCCCCCAGCGGTCGGGTCCGGATCGGGTATCTGGAGCGTTGTCAGCCCGGATAGAACTGGGTCGGTGATACTGTTGAGCTGGGCGATGCGGATCCACTGCGTGGCATCGGCGAGTTGGGCTGCGGCAATTTGGAAGAGGTTGCCGCCTGCAACGATGAGAGTTTGCATCACGCGCCCGCCGTCAGGTTACGGGCGGCGCGGGCGACATAGGCGCGGGAGGCGGTGAGCCGCGCGAGTAGGCCGGCGGATTTTGCGGCAGACCTGAAGTCGTTGCTGCCCAGATTGCTGCTGGCGGTGGCTGTCTGGCTGTCTATGGAGGCGAGTGTGGCGTTCAGACTGTTACGGGCAGCGGCGTTCGCGGGTGTGCCGGGTGTGGTTGCGCCGGTCTGTACGACGGCGGCGCTGGCAGCAGTAGCGACGCTGCCGGCGGTGAGAAGGTCTTCCGTCACGGTAGGAAACAAGGCGGCTGCGCTCGTGATAAGCTCTGCAGCCTCGTCACGCAGAACGGTACACGAGATGCGGAACGGGATCCACCAGGGGCTGCGGTAATCGGCCTCGAAGCGTTCGAGGATGACGGTGTATGTGAACGCGTCCCACGCGAGGGGCAGGGTGGCCCCGGCGATCCGGAGGGTGTCGAGCAGGCGTGCGCGATCGGCCGCGTCTGGGCCGGTGAAGATGCCCGAGAAAGCGATGTCAGCCGGGTCGGGACCGAGGGCGTCGATGATCCGGATTCCGCCGGGCAGGCGGTGGATGGCCAGGCGCTGGCGACCGCCGACGGTGATCGAGCTGGGCAGTTCGAAGCCGGCGAACGCGACGGGACCGAGGGTAAGGCTGAAATCGGACATTGTCAGTAGCCTTGTGCTTGGCCGGACCAGAGGGGGGTCTGGCGGGGGTCGGGGCCGGTGGGACCGGCGGGAGGGCGGCTGGCTTGGCGGGCAAGGCTGCTGGCGATCCAGCGGCCCAGGCGGACGCCGTCGAGGACGATGTCTCCGGAGAGGGTTACGGGTTGGGGCTGGGGCGGGGGTGGTGCGGCGGATGAAGGTGCGCCGCTTGGTGATGCGGGCGGTGTGGTTGTAGCGCTAAACGGCACGGCCGGAGTGGGATTGGCGGTCTGCGCTGGTGGCGATTTTGGCAGGGGCGGAGACGCCAGTGGTTTTGGTCGTGTTCGCGCTGCGACTGCGGAAAGGTTTGGCGCGGGGGGTGAGAACGTAGGAGGCTTGGCGGACGGGGTGGCTCGTCTCGCAGGTGGAGCCGGCGGCGGGGCAAGCGTGGGAGCGGGCGAGGCCGGTGGCGAGGCTGGCTTGGCGGGGGTGGGAGGGGCGGGGGTGGGAAGGGGGGCAGAGGCAGTATGCGGCACCGCCGGTTCGTCGCGTTGGTGTTGGCGGGGTGATGCCGGTGCAGATGACGCCGCGGTACTCCGGCGGTGTTCTGGTGTGGCGTTCGGCTGAGGCGGGGCGAGGGGACGGAGTTGCGCGCTCTGCGGTGGCTCTGGATCGGGTCTCGAGGAGATGGCTCGGGGTGTTGCCTGCGGGGGTGCGGTTGGCCTGATCAATATGGCGGGTTGCACAGGGGGCGGTGGGGTGGAGAAGCTCGGTGAGGCCGGCGGGCTGGGTGAAGGTGGGATCGCCGGGCGTGCATCCAGCGAGGAGGCGCTGAGAGCGGCTTTCGCTTGGGAGGCCTGTATCGGTGCCGGTTGGGCCGATACAGGCGCGGCACCCGCGCCTGGCACTTTCGATACGGCGGTAACTGTCAGGGGAGCCGTTCCTGGCTGGCCCGGCGATGTTACGAGCGGCGGCGTGGCGGACGGCGTGCGGGCGGTGGCCTGCAGCTTGGCTAGGTTGGCCGTAGTAAGGGCGATTGCCTGGTCGAGGGAGGTGAGGTCGCGGCGGATGAGGGCGATTCCGCTACTGACGCCGTCCTCGAGGGCTAGTTTGATGCCGATCTCGTAGGCTTCGAGCATGGCCGGCGTCTTTCGGTTAGGGCCGGCCTATGTCAGGGCGCCTCGGAGGAGGTCGGCGAGGCTGCGGCCGATGGTGTTTGCGATGGTCTCGCCGAGGGCGGTGGCAGCGGGGGCGAGGAAGGGGCGGGGCAGGTCGCCGATGGTGCCGAATTCTTGGGGTGCGGCGGCCGGGTCGCACGAGGTTACGGCGGCGGTGAGGCCGTCCGTCTGTATTTCGATGCTGGCTTGGAGGCCGCCGGATCGCTGCCAGGGCCGTTCATGCGGTCCGCCGGGTGGGGTGGCGAGGTTCTCGCGGACGGCATCGGCGAGACGGGCGGCTTCGGTGGCGAGGGTGCTGGTGAGCGTATCGGTGATGGGGAGGGTGGCGAGGAGGGCGGCGGTTTGGCCGGGGGTCAGGGACGTGGGGGTGCTCCGACGAGGTGGATCGCTGGCTATCGCATAGGCAAGGCGTAAGTCTCGACACTCGGGTTTAATGCCATGAACTGAATGGCGCCCTCTTTCTCATTTCAGCCCGCTTCGGGCTCGCTAGGGGGTAGAGTGCTCGCTCAGAATGAAGACGCCTCCTGCGCTCGCTACGGATAGGTCCCACAGAGGTGACAAGGAGACGCCTCCCGGTGTTGAGCCATTCGGTATTGTCGTGCCATCTGGTAGTTCAACGGGCACCGGCGTTGTCACGGTGCGGTCACCTGCGTTCTGGCTGGCCGGCCTATGTTCAGTCCTAAGTAACGGCGGAGAGGGCGCGCCCCGATGCGTCCAGCCATTCGATGGGTGGCGCATGAAGCCATCGCGGCTATCGCGGCCGTGCGGGTTGAAGGGCATCTGGACGGTCAAAGTAAACGGAACACGAACATTTTCCATGGCGATCCAGCCTCAGTCCTGGCCCAGCCAGCGCCTGGAAGACCAGTCGTAGGTTTGACCGCGGATGGTGCCGAGAACGACGACCCAGTGAAGGCGCTCTTCGGGGTGGAGGCTGAAGGCGACGTCGAAGGGCACCCCGTGGTGGACGAGGTAGAGGCTATCCACCAGGTCGGGGTGCTCGCTCAGTTTCCCGAGCCGGCGACGGCCAGGCCTTCCGTGTCGTCGGGCAGCAAGGCGTCTGCGACGGCGGCGATACCGTGGTCGCCGAGACGCTGGACCGCCTGTTCGAGGTATTGCTCGTTGGTGGGCTGCGGCACGGGGATGCCGTCGATCGCCGTCACGCAGAAAGCGAGGACAGCGATGCCCAGGTAGCGCTCGTTCGTGGCCAAGGAAGGACCCACGGCTTTGAAGAGCCGGAGGCGGTCGAGCGTGGTCGGGCGTCGGATGGTCAGGATACGGCCGGTGGCGTCCGGGACGTCTTTGGTGAGATAGGCTTCGGCGATAATGGATTGGCTGGGAGACATGGTGGACACTGGCCCTCACCCTGGCCCTCTCCCGCAGGCGGGAGAGGGAACATGTTATACGCGGCGGCGGCGGGTGGCGAAGAATTCGAGCTTCTGTTTGACGGACTGGTCGCCGCGCCAGGCGCCAGCGGCGCTGAGCTTGAAGACCGCGCCGTCGTATTGGTAGGTGCTGGTGCTGCCGTCAGATTCGCTCACATATTGATAGAGCGTGCTCGTGGGTAGCTGGCCGCTGGTATAATAAGCTTGCTCGGTGGTGGCGATGAAGTCGTCCACGGTGCTGCTGCCGCGCTCGAGTTCGAAGGAGCCCTCCCAGCCTTTGGGAAGTTCGGCGGCAAGTTGGGTTCCGTCGAGACGGTCGACCCGGATCGATTGGGTCATTTGGCGGCTGTCGAAGCCGGTGACGTTGGTCAGGTCGACCCGGCCCTGGGGGCCGATGACGACAAGCTGACAGTCGCGGCCGAGAGTAAATGCATTCGCGGGCACTGAGGCTGCTCCTTAGTTGCCGACCTGGCCAGATGGGAGGGTCTGACGGCTGACCTGAACGGTCTGTCCGCCTTCGACGTTGACGATGAACTTTTCGTTGATCGCCATGTACTGGATCTGCGAGTCCGACTGCACGTAGCCGAGGCTGGTGCGACTGGACGGGTTGTTGGAGGTGTCGCAGACGACGCTGAAGGGGGTCGAGCCGTCCGTGCTGCCAAGAATGCCCTGCGTGAAAAGGTTCTGCAGGAAAGAGAGCTGCGTGGAGCGGATTCTCTGGAACAGCGCGGCGTTGATGACCTGTCCGACGTATTGACCCATGCCGGCGGCGAGCGTGCTGGCGATGAAGTTGGTCAGGCGCGTGTAGTTGTCGCCCTGGGTCGCGGCGTTCGACGAGCTGTTGTGGCCGCCGCGAACGCCCCAGTAGTTTCCGCCAGGCTGCGGATTGGCGATCACGTCGATGCCGTTGCCGAGGAGTTGGGCGAGTTCGGCACTGCTGTATGTATTGCGCTGGCCTGAGCCGGGAACGCCGGACTTCTGCGAGCCGATGACACCGTAAAGCTGCTTGTTGAGGCTCGACTGCTCGGGGGACAGATTGGCAAGCCGGCCGGCAGTGAAACCCTGGGGGGAGACCAGGCGGATTGTGGCATTCACCTGGTCGTTCCAGTAGAGCCAGTCACCGAACATGAGCTTCACGCCGTAACAGTCGAGGCCGGCAGTCTGCTTGGTCGCGACGGCATTCGCGATCGTGTCGCCGGAGGGACCGGTAGCGATCATGTAGACACCCTCGGACAAAGCGAAGGCTGCCTGCGTGGTATACTGCGTGTTGTCGTCGGCGTCGGCGAGGAGGCCAATGCCGCAGCCCTGGCCGCGTAGAGCATACATACCGGAGCGCGGAAGCGCATCGGCGCCGATCAGGGTGGCGGCGGTGATCGTCGTTGCACCGTCGGTGCCGCCGAGTAGCGACTGGTTCGAGAGGGCCTGCGGCGCGGTGGCGGTGGCGGTACCGAGCGAGGCGACCACGAGTTGGCTCGGGCCGCGCAGGGCTGAGGCGCCGAGATTGATGGCGTTGGCGAGGTTCGTCCAGAAGGCGGCCGGCGTCGGGGCCGCAATGTTGTCGAAGACCTCGGGGGTGAGGCCCGGAAGCGTCATCGTGAGGCGCCAGGTCCCGGCCTGGGAGCCGGCGGAAAGGACGATGGCGATGTTGTTGCCGAGGGACCCAGTATAGCGGGCGACCAGCTCGAGCGGGTAGGCGCCGGCGGCGTAGAAGAGGGCGTAGGTCGCAGCGACGTCCGTACCATCGGTCACGCGGACGCCGCGGAAGTTGGAGGCGCCTTGCTGGACGGCGGTGGCGACCTGCGTGCCCATGTCATATTTGCGGTTGACGATGGGACCGAAATTCTGGGCGTAGTCGCCCATCGTCGCGAGCGTGACAGGCTGGTTCACCGGGCCCCAAGAGGCGGTGCCGACGACGCCGAGGACGTTGGTCGGGACACCGTTGAGGACGAGGTTCTGTGGGGGGACGATCTGAACGTATAGGTCGGGGACGACGAGGGCAGTCGTGTTGATCGAGCCCTGTTGCACGATGGGCATTGTTACTTCGCTCCGCTGGTGGACGGGGCGGAGACGCGGACGACGTGGTGGGCAACATCCGAGGCGAGGGTGGCGGCCACCGCCTGTGGCGAGGTGATACGGTCGCCGACCGCGTGCGTCCCGAACGGGCGAACGACGACGAGGGTGATTTCCATAGAAGCTCCGGTTCAGGCGAGGATTGTGGTCGCGCCGACACCTACGGCGCCGAACAGCATCGACGGCTCGATGGCGGTCTGAGTTGTGGGGTAATCGACGGTGTAGATCAGGTCGCGGCGGTAGAGGGCGGCGTCCTGGCGGTTGTCGAACGTGGTGGTGGAGGCGAAGCGGAGGCGGGCGTAGAAGCCGCCGGGTAAATCAAGGAAGGGGGTTGCGGCGAAGGTCACGTCCATCGTTTCACAGACGGCATCGCGAAGGTCGGGTGTGGGACACCAGGCCGTGATGCGAAAACTCTGTTGCTGACGGCGTAGTTCGGTCGAGGTGCTGGCATCGGCCACCGTGCGGGCGATCAGGGTCGTGGAGGCCGGGATCGTTAGACTGGCGCCCGAAACGGTTGCGATCGCGCTCGGCGAAATCGCGGCGGCAAGCGTGGCCGCAACAAGTGCAGGGGTGTCGCCGGTTGCGGTCCGGTGAACAAAAGATTGGTTGTCAAATAGGACGCCTGCGAGCTGTCCAAGTGAGGCGGTCCCCGCAAAAGTGGCAGTGTTGCCGGTGACCGCAACGGTCAGGGCGGGGGTGACCGGGGCCGGGAACCAGGCTTCGTCGATATAGCGCGTGGTGTTGCGGGTTGCGTTTGGCACGGCGAACACCGTGACGTTGACGACGCCATTGGCGAGGTCGTTGTTAAGCGCGCTCTGATTGGGCCAGCCGCGGTAGATGCGCATCGTTGCAGCGACAGCGCCCTGACTGCTCGTGCCATTTGGGTATAGGGCGGCGGCGGCGAGCTCGACCAGAGTGGTTTCGACGTCGGATTGCGCTGGCATTAGTTCGTCGCCTGCTTGGCCAGTATGCGCCAGCCGAGACTGGTTTGCTCGGTGGAACCGACGACGTAGGCCATGCCTAGGTCATCGCTGATGCGGTCGGCTGGCAGAATGTAGGTGGGGATAGTCGGAAGCAGGATCGTCCAGGTAGGGGTCGCGGCATCCCCTGGCAGCTCACCGGGCGAGCCCGCACCGGCGAACAGGATCGAGGCGGGCCAGCCGGTCAATACCGCAGTCGCCGTCGAGGCCAGAAGACCGCCGTATGCGTTGACGCCGGCCGCCGCCGGAGCCGCTGGGCGAACGATGCTGATCGTGCGGTTGGTTAGGATACAAATCGCGGGCTGCAGAGGGCGCTGGGCGGCGATGAAGAAGGTGCCTTCCGGGCCGCGCAGGTAGTCGCCGGGTTTGGTGTAGGCGGTGTCGAATATGCCGGACCATGCGGCGTGGCCATATAGGACGGGGCGGTGAAAGGTCGCGTTTTCGTCGGTGAATGCGGCGTGGAGGCGAAGGAAGCGGTTCGGCGGTGCGATCGGCGCGGTGGGATGGGCGGTGCGGTAGGCGTCGTATTCGTAGCCCAAGCGCCGGGCCGCGGTGCCGAAGCCGCGAGAGACGCGATCCTGGAGGCGGGCGATGGCCATGGGCTAGACGATCAGGGCGAGGGAGTTTTCGTTCTGCAGCGCTGGCCCAGGCGGCAGGCCGAGGAAACCGCAGAGTCGCCGGCCCCAGTCACGGAGAAGGCGTTGCCGGTCGGCTATCTCGGTTGGGTTGCGGGTCCACACGGCGGCAGACTGGGTGTCCAGGTTGTCGGAAGCGATCGGTATGGCGGCCTCGAACATCCGCAGGTTCGCGAGATGATGGCGCAGCACCGTCTCTTCGGAGGGGGACAGGTTATTCAGGCGGTATTCGAGCGCGCCGTAGACTTGGTAGAAGCGCCAGCCGGTGTTGCCGCTGGGAGCGGCGCCGTAGGCCGGGTAGCCGCAGAAACGTCGAGCGTCGGTTTTTTCGGCGTCGGTGAGCATGGGATCCTCGGCTGGATGGCTGGTCGGGGGCTAGCACTGGCCCTCACCCCGGCCCTCTCCCGCGAGCGGGAGAGGGAGAGGTGGTCTACGAGTTAGTCTTAGCCTACGTGCTCGATCATGACGGCGCGCTTGTAGTTGGCGTTGCTTGAGGTAGGGATGGTCGTGGGATTGGTGGTGGTGTCGCTCGGGGCGCAGAAGCCGCCGATCCAATACCAGGACTGTGCGATGATCTGCTGCAGGCGATCGATCGGCTCACGGGTGACCATGGCGACGCCGTCGACCATGGCGACGATGCTGTCCTTCGGAGCGACGTCGTCGGCAGCCATACCGGCGTAGTCACCTTCGATGAGAGCGCCCTTGCCGCAGATAATGGGGCGGCGGATGACGGCGCCGGGCAATGTGGGATGGGGCTGGACGTAGGCCTCGGTGGTGGGGATGAAGCGCAGGCCGAGGAAGTCGTTGATCATGCCCTTCTTAAAAACCTGGTTGGCGGACGTGGCACCTTGGAACAGGCGCTGGAAGTCTTGGTCGGCGAAGAGCTGCCGGGCGCTGACCGGGTCCAGGTAGCAATTGAAGACGCCGTCGATTTCGGGAACGGCATTCATGCGCAGCGCGGCGACAGCATCGAGCAGGTTGGACATGCTGAGCGTGTCGGTGGCGACCAGCGCCGCCGTGGTGCTGCGTGCGTTCGGGCGCTTGATGACGGAGGCGGTCGCGGCCTGAACGGCGTTGCCGGCGGTGCCATCGGCGACGCTGACGCTCGAGGAGAAGGTCAGGACGCCGGAGACACCGTTGGGGGCGGTGGATACGTTGGTCGCGTCGGCCACCGCACCCATGAGCGTGTAGGCGTCGCTACCAACGGTTACGGTGAGGCCGGAGGAATTCCCGACCGCGGTCTGGATGCCGTTGACGAATACGGTCTGGAAGCCGCGGATGTCGTCGACGGCGACCTGCGGTGCGGCGCTTGCCAGCGTGGTGCGCACG